ATCAGAAAATACTATGCAGAACACAAGATATACAGATTACAGGGATTTATAGGATTTGGTGCGAGATATTCGGAGGAAGTACCTGTAAAGACCTCTCCGGCATGGTGTCCGAAGAAAGCGGAGGGAAACAATGAATAGAGCAGAATTAGAGAAACACTTAGGCGAATATGTGGATATAAAGATATTTGACGGAAGCGTTTACAGGGGTACTTTACGAAAGACAGGAACGGAAGAGGTAAAGAATAACCCGAATTTATATCTAAAGAGCAATTATTACTTTTTGGCACACAAGGGAACATACATAACCAATTCCTGTTTATTCAGAGTATCGCATATCAGAAGCCTAAAGGTTTTGAATGGAGGTATAGAGTAGTGAAACCAATAAAGAAAAGGTACAAGCCTACTATCGTATGCGACAAGTGCCATAAATCAATAGGAAAAATAAAGCCAAGCTACAAGAAAGTGGGAGAAATCGAATACAGGTATTGGCGTTGTAAACATTGTGGGACCGTGTATGTCATATCTGCCACGGATGCAGCATTAAGGAAGAAAATACAGGAGTACCAAGAGTTTGTAGACAGTTACAAAGACAAGGAAATGCCACAGGAGGAAATGCAAAAGGCACAGCTTATATTGCAGACCAATGTAGAGCGTAGCCGTGAGATAAAAGAGCAGTACCCTCTTACGCTAAAGCCTTGGGAAAGGTAGGGCAATGAAGTACAGAGGATTGACATACGACAGGGAAAAGGAATCTTACGAGTGGGTCTATGGTATGCCGTCATACGGATATGAAACAGACGAGATAGCGGAGATTGGTACAGTTTACGGAGATTTTAAAGAGATATTCCCGGATACATTGGGAGAGCAGACCCCGTACAGGGATAAGAACGGCAAAGAAATGTATACAGGCGATATTGTAGCATTGGAAGTAGACGGACAGGTAAGAGAGTTCGTGGTAGACAAAACAACCGTTGACAGGGAGTACAACACATTGCAGGGATTTACAGGCAAAGACGGAAGCAACACAGTAAAAGTAAGGCTTGCAGATGTGGTTGTATTCCGTTGGATTGACCTCGAGGGTATTATACATCAGCTATTGCCTTGCGTTGATGAAAAAGGAACACCCGATACGGCTTTTATGGAAGTCGTAGGCACAGTAGCGGAAAGAGGGGTACAGGAAAGTGAAAGCAAAGGCAAAGAGTAGCAAAACACCATACCCAATATGGATAGAGGGCGAATACATAACAGAGCCACCAATAAGACCGAGTGACGGGGCAGTACGCCCCGCAGGTCATTATATAGACGAGGGCGGTTATCCGGGTGCAAATGTGTATGAGATAGATATAAATACTATGTGCAGACAGACGGATGCAGCAGACAGGTACGGAAAACCGATTTACGAGCAGGATATATTACTTTACGAAACAGCAGAGGAAATAGGCTATTTCATAGTTGAGGATTTGAATACAACGGTAGACATAGTAAACGGCGAGATTATAGAGGTCGGGAATTTGGATACCGAGAACATAAAGAACATTGGAAGCATGGTAGATTATTCGGATTTTGTGGAGGGCATCAGATACCACGCAGATAACGGATTGGATATACCATATATTCCTTGCCTAAACGCACAGGTAACGGCATTGCCGTATTTTAAACTCAAATGCTTAAAATGCGGTCAAATATCGCTTAGTTGTTCGTACATGGCAAAACATAAAGGTTGTGGAGGATATTACACGGTAGATTTTGCAACCAAGATTTACAGGGAAAGGACAAAAGAAAAGGAACTTGCATAGTGGCTTATGCAAGTTCCCTGTACCGCCTTATAGCGATAATTACACCTATTCAAATTATACTATAAGGCTTGCACAAAGTCAATAAAAAAGCCTTGAAATCACACGCCAAAAGGCTATAAAAAGGGCGTGTTGAGGACCTTGTATGGGGTATTAACATCTAGGACATTCATAAAATTATATACTTATATAAGATTATACTTGTATAAGTATATAATTTAATAGGTGTACCCTTATGGACTTGTAGTATAAGGAGAATAAACGGTATGGCAAAGAAGAGAAAGAACTTTATCCGTGAGAAGAGGATATATTGCGGAGAGGAATACTTAGAGGTTGATATAGTAGCAGTTACGAATATGCCGGAAGCAGGTAAGGGAAAAAAGGGTAAATCCTCACAGGCTCAAAAAAACCTTAATGACAAGAGAAGTAAAAGAAGATTCGTACAGATTGCCAATACTAATTTTGGTACAAATGATTTTCATATATCAGCTACATACAACAACGAACATTTGCCTATGTCCTTGGAGGAAGCGGAAAAGAATGTGCATAACTACTTAGACCGCATCAAAAGGAAAATGAAGAGGGAAACAGGCGAGGATTTAAAGTATATGCTTGTAACCGAATACACCCCGGAAGAGGAAGAGGGGCAGCTTACATTACAGGGGATTGATACGGATGATAAGACAACAAAAGCCGTAAGAATCCACCACCATATCATTATCAACAACGGAGGGTTGGACCGTGACGATTTAGAGTTAATGTGGAGTACCACAAGGATAAATTGGAAAAAGGCAAACGACCCGGAATACAGAGCCAATGTAGATTATTACGGATTCGTGAACTGTGACAGGTTGCAGCCGAACGAAAACGGATTAGAGGGCATAGTAAATTACATAAACAAGCGTAAAAAAGGTTGTAAAAAATGGTCTACATCAATGAACCTTAAAAAGCCAAAGGTAAAGAAAAACGACCATAAATGGAGTTTTAGAAAACTCCGAGAGTACGCAAAGACCCCGGAAGATAAGGAGGTATGGAGAAAGTTATATAAGGGGTATGAGCCTACCAAGATAGATTTTGAATACAACGACTATACGGGGTGGAATTGCTACCTACGATTACGGAAAGTGAGGGATTAAATTGATTGCAACGATTGATTTTGAAACAACAGGATTAAAAGCGGGAGAGGACGAGGTATTACAGGTATCAATTATTGATGAAAATTACAATGTCCTGCTTAATGCTTATTGCAGACCGAACAATAAAGATAGTTGGGAGGATGCACAGGCAGTACACGGCATTACTCCGCTTATGGTAGCCAATGAGTTACCGTTTGAAAGATATGTGCCTACGGTGCTTGATATTCTAAACAAGGCGGACAAGGTAATAGCCTATAATGCAGCGTTTGAAGATAGTTACCTAAAGGCATACGGAATAGAGGTAGATACGGAAAAATGGATTGACCCTATGATTATGTTTGCAGAAATCTACGGAGAATGGAACGAACGCAAAGGCAGTTACAAGTGGCAGAGCCTTACCAAGTGTGCAACATACTATGGTTACGAGTTTAAGGCACACGATTCTTTAGAGGATGTAAAAGCAACCCTGTACGCATATAAAAAGATGTGCAAAAAAGAAATATTAAGGGAAACGCCTGTAAGAGGTTAGGAGGTGGCTATATGCTGATATTACCAACTAAGGGCAAATGGTTCAATATGATTCTTTCCGGGGATAAACAGGAGGAATACAGAGAGATTAAACCGTATTATACAACGAGGTTTAAGAAAATATTTGAAATGTACCCAAACTCAAATATTCCTACAGGACTTGATAAACAGTTAATAGGATTCAGAAACGGATACGGCAGCAGTAGACCACAGTTTACCGCATTATGTTCATTAGATGTTAAGGCAGGTAAGGAAGAGTGGGGAGCAGAACCCGGAAAGGAATATTACACACTACACATTCACGAAATCAGAGAAAGGAGCGGTTGCTAATATGCAGCAGGCAGTATTTACGGCACATTGCCCTTATGAGTTGGGCGATATTGTAGAGGTTGCCATAATTGAGGGAATGGCTATTGTAGGATACCCGAGAAGATTAGGCACGGCAGAAATGCAGATAACGGATATTATCACGGAACACAGCTTAAAGAATGGCACGGTATCATTTATTTACGAATTGGACGGTAAAAAGCGTATGCGGTTAATACCGTGGAATGAATTAACAAAAAGGAGCGAAAAACATTGATAAATCAAGGATTTGTGACCGATTCGGACACGGAAAAAGAATTAAAGAAGTGGCAGCAGGCAAGAGCCACGGCAGTAGATGAAGATAAATTGAAACAGCAGTATAAAAACAGGCTCAACAATGCACAGGGGCAGCACTTTGAAAGAGAGATTTTAGCCGGGTGCAAAATGTACGAACACCACGGCATAGCCACAATAGACAAAACGCCCGAGCCTTTCAAGGTAACAAGCAAGAATCACAGGACAGGAGAGTTTACCGGGCGTTTCAGCAAACACGCACAACCCGACTTTCAAGGGACCTTATACGGCGGTCGGTCGATTGTATTTGAAGCCAAAAAGACAACCAAAGACAGGATAACCCGGAATGTGCTTACAGATACGCAAATGGACGTATTGGAAAAGCATAGCCGATTAGGGGCGTTATGCGGGGTGTGCATCTGTATACAGGATGATTTTTTCTTTATTCCTTGGAATGTATGGCGTGATATGAAAGAAATGTACGGCAGGCAGTACCTAAAGCCAGATGATATAGAGGAATACAAGGTTAAGTTTGACGGTGCGGTGCATTTCTTAATGCACACCGAGGAATTGAAAGGAGCATACGAAAATGCAGAGCGAAAAAGATAAAATTATGGAACTGTTGACCGTTACAGAGGTCAAAGAGGGCGGAGAGGTAATATTTACAGACCGTTCAATAGAAATCTTACAGGAGTTAGGGCAGCAGTACAAAGAAACACCACTTTTTAAGAAATCAAGACAGGATAACCCGGATTGGGAGGGGGATGCCAACGCAGGCTTATTATTCGTGTATATGTGCGAGAGATTGACGGAAACACAAAGCAGAATACACACAATGATAGTTTGCAAGTTAATGATTCCTCTGATTTGGGAAAAGTTGGAACAGGAATTACAGGACACGGCAGCAGTAGCAAGCAAGAAAGCGGAAAACGAAACGGCACAAGGAGGTTTAGCAAGTGCAACTTAACGGAATTATAGGGGCAGAGATTCCGTATTACAAGATGATGAATAAAGCAATGCCAGGACCGGCAAAGGACACCAAGAGAAAACCAAAGAACAGCAGACTTACAGAGATTGACCCAAAGACCAACAAACCGAGATTAAAAAGTGGTGTACCGATAAGCCGGGCGGTAGAAGTCCTTTATATGTTTGAAAATACGGACGTATTGCCTTATCAGATTGAGGAAATGAAAGTAACCATAAGCAACCTACAGACAAGGGTTAAAAAGTTGGAGGATTGGCAGGAATGAAAACAATAATAACAGTAATCTTAATTATCGTTGCGGTGGCAGCAGTATTATTTATTCTTCCGTTCGCTATTATATTTTTCTCTTATGTATTCGGCATTGATATGGACGAGAACGGCGGATTGCATGAATGTATCGGGTGCCCGTATAGAACTTGCCCCGATTGTGAAAAGGATTGCAAAATATACAAAAGGTATCAAAAAAGATTAGCAAGAATGGAAGAGGACAAAGAACAGGAAAGATACTTGCAGGAATACGCCAAGAGAAAACAGGAGAAGAAAAACAGAAAGGAGGGTAAGCGTTGAAACAATTAACACTAGGTAGCCTATTTGACGGTATCGGAGGTTTCTGTTATGCAGCAGGCATACCGAGCGGGATAGATACAGGATGCACAATTAAACCGTTATGGGCCGCAGAGGTAGAATCGAATTGCATCGACATAACAAGATACCGTTTTAAAGATGTAATGCACGTTGGAAGTGTTACGGAACTTAAAGGGGATGAAATACAACCTGTGGATATTATAACCTTTGGAAGTCCTTGCCAAGATTTGAGCATAGCCGGAAAGAGAAAAGGACTTAAAGGTAATCGTTCCGGGTTATTCATACACGCAATAAGAATTATAAGAGAAATGAGGTTAGCAACAAATGGACAATATCCAACTTTCATTATTTGGGAGAACGTACCCGGAGCTTTTTCAAGTAACGGCGGAGAGGATTTTAGAGCCGTGCTTGAAAAAGTCACAAACGCCAATATTCCAATGCCTGCAAGTGGCAAATGGGCAACCGCAGGAATGGTTAGAGGGGGGGAGGTTGACACAGCTTGGAGAATCCTTGACGCTCAATATTGGGGAGTACCCCAACGTAGAAAACGAATCTACCTTATCGGAGATTTTGGAGGACAACGTGCCGGAGAAATATTATTTAAGTCCGAAAGCGTGCTTGGGTATACTCCGAAGAGCAAAGAACAAAGGGCGGAAGCTACCGGACAATCTACGAATAGCCTTAGAACAGAAAGTAGCCGAGGGGGGGGAGGTTTTAGGTCTTGATTTTGCACACGCCGACAGCGTGGTAAGAACCTACAAAGATATTACCCCAACCTTAGTACAGAATATGGGGCGTGGCGGAGGTCAAACACCTTGCATCATGTACGAAGAGAAACGAAGCGTAATACCTTTAAGGGATGAAGTTACAAGAAATAAGGCAAGCAACGGATTAGGCGTTGGAAAGGTCGGGGGACCTTGCCCGACACTCACAACGGCAGATATTCACAGCGTATTTTACGAAGCATACCAACACCACGGATACAGGGAGAGCGATACAAGCGGAACATTAACCGCAGGACAGAATAATACCGTAAGGGGAGATACCCCATTGATTGTAACCGATAAGAAAGCCTTTGAAGAGAATCAGCATGGAGGATACAGGGAAACACAGATTAACGGCACTTTAAGGGCAGCGGGGGGGTCTTACGGCGGAGGGTCGGAAACCCTGATAACAGAGAGTACCAAGACAAAGGGAAATATCCCTAGCACTCCGAAGAAAAGCATTAAAGACCTGTTGAAGAAAGCAACACAGAAAGTTGTATACATAATCCGCAGGCTTACACCTGTTGAGGGAGAACGATTACAGGGATACCCGGACGATTGGACGAAATACGGAGCAGACGGCAATATTATAGCCGATACGGCACGATACAGGGCAATAGGTAACAGTATATGCATATATTGTGCGGAAAGGCTCTATATAGGCATTATACGAATCCTACAGGAGGAAGAAAAGGACAATGAAAGAAAAGACGAGAGCCTTTTATAAGGCGGTATTTAAGTATTGGTGGAACGAAAGAGTATTGAAGTTCTTTAGAAAATAGGAGTTGGTACACATGAAGAAATGTAGCTTATGTGGAGAAAAGGCATTGGAGGGCATAGAGATATGCCCGGAATGTCTGAAAAAGGCAGCAGTTGACCCAAAACAGATAAAGAGGTTACGACAGATAAGCAACATATTAAGCATAACGGCAGACACGGACACGAATATAAAAGCCTGTATGCAGAGTATAACAGAAATTGCGGACGATTTGGAAAGGGGCAGTTATGGCAAAGAAGAGAAGAAACAGGAAAGTAATACCATTCCAACAGGAAAGGACATTGACATATAACAAGGCAAAGCCAAACCGACAGGCAAGGAGATTGGGGATTAAACCCGAAGAACCAAAGAGAGAAGAGAAAAAGACGGTAAGCAAGGCAGCAGTATTAAGCCAAAAGGCGAAACAGGCAAGAGAAGCACAAAGAAGAATCACACCGCCGGGAATGACATACGGAGAATATATGGAGTATCTGAAAGACAAAAGGCAGCAGTTGGAAGAAAAGAAAAAGAACATACAGGAATAATACTTATATAAGTATACAAGTTGCACAAAAGATTGATGTACTTATATAAGTATATTTGTTGATTATCCCGGGTTGTAAATATACTTATATAAGTATATAATATAATCATCAAAGGAAAACAAACGGAGGTAACAAAGATATGATGAAGAGAACACAAGAAACGGTCGGTAAAATAGCAGATATTCTTACAAACAACGATAAAGCACAAGAGGTTATGACGATGTTAGCCGAAAAGGCAGAGGAAAAAGGATTAAGCCTTGAAGAGTGGGAGTAGGTAAAAGTAGGAATATTAACAAATTGTTTCTTTATGGTAGCAATGAAAGACGAGCAGATAAGAAACGATTTAGGAATGGATATTTACGAAGCATTAAACGCATAGGGGAGGTACAGGATATGGAAAAGGACGATAGACACGTTATTATCACAGAGGGAGAAGAGGAAACCTTTTACGAATATATACCCGAGGATTTATACCCGGAAGATTAAAACGGCAAATAGCCGAAACGGCAGGGGCAACCGCCCCGAGCCGTCAAGACAGGTCGGCAACCTGTTTTCTGACGAGGGCAAGCCAATAGCCGTAGCAGGGATAGAGTGAAAAAATAGCAGTGGGTACGCCAACTAGAGAGCGTGCAGTAAGTCAACAGGTTTTTAGCAATTTTTTAATGCGAAAAATTGCAACGCCTATCACATAGCTGGGAAAGGCGGTGGATATATGTCAAGAAGTCCACCATAAAACAGGCTTGCACGCTTTATAGAGTGCCTAAAGCCGTTTAGAGATTGTATAAAGTGTGCAACAGCACACACAGGAGGTAGCCTATGGAGAAAATACCAATGACACAGGAGGATAGGGATTATTTCAAAAGCGGAGTAAGAACCCTATGCGGTATCGAGGTAATACAAGCCAAAAATATCATAAACGACCCGGAATTAAAAGTAGTATTTACTTCCGAGGATTTAGCTTTTATGAATAAGGAACTTGGCAGACAGGCAGGGGCGGTATTCGCCCGGATACTTAGAGCATTTAAGAAAATGGACTTTAAGGAAGTACAAAGAGTATTAACAGGAGGTAAAAGCAAATGAAAACTATTGCAATTATTAACATGAAAGGCGGATGTGCTAAGACAACCACAAGTGTAAACATGGGTTATATCTTAGCGGAAGATTACGACAAGAAAGTATTGATTATCGACAACGACAAGCAGGGGAATTTATCCAAGGCGTGCGGTGTATGGAATGATGAAGCACCGAGTTTTGCGGATGTGCTTACAGGAGAGAAAACATTAACGGATGTAATGCAGCTTGGGGCAAATGGGAACATTGCTGTTGTACCTGCCAATATGAGCCTTTTAACAGCAAACCTTGATGTAATCAAGAACGAGGATATAGACCAAGTAACAATCCTGTCTAAGGAATTGGAAAAGGTAAAGGACATATTTGATTACTGTATTATTGATTGTCCGCCGGATATAAATATATCTGTCATAAATGCCTTAGTGGCAGCAGACGAGGTTATTATACCGATTAAGATTGACGGCTACGCATTTGACGGCATGAAAGAATTAGAGGAACAGATAAACAATGCAAAACAGCTTAACCCGAAATTAAAGTTTAGAGGATGCCTTGTAACAATGTTCTACAACCGTGATGTATGCAGACAGGGAGAGGAATACTTGCAGAATCAGAGATACCCGGTATTCAGAACACATATTAGGAGAACGGAAAAGGCGGACGAGGTCACATTTACCACACAAAGCCTTATGCAGTATTCTCCGAGGTCGGGAGCAGCAAGGGATTATAAGACATTCGTTAAGGAGTATTTGGAGGGATAGAATGGTATACAGAAACAAAGAGGGATATGCTGACCCCACAGCCGGGGCAGCAATCCACGAAACAGAACCAAAAGTAAAGAAAAGGGAATACAACCCGGAAGTAACAAACCTTGTAAGCGTATTAAAGCAGATGATAGATATTGCAGGGTATGAAATGGTCGGACGTATCGTATTGAGAGATAAAGATACAGGAAAGGAGTATAGATAGTGGATTGCAGAATTATCACAGAGGAAAAGGAAGAGATGGTATTGATTCCAAAGCGGGACTATATCAGATACATAGAGAATGAAAAAACGCTTGATAATATCAGAAAAATTGTGACCGATTCGGACACAGAAAAATGGAAAGGCATAGGCATTTTGAGAATAGGAGGAAAGAGCAATGGCAGGATTTAACATTAACGACTTACTCAATGCGAAAAGCAAAGGGGCAGCAGTACAGGAACAGGGACCGGCAGAACAGGAACAGGAATTTAAGGTCACAATGCTTGATGTAGAGGATTTAATGCCAAGTAAGGATAATTTCTATTCCACAGAGAATATAGACGAATTAGCAATGTCTATTGAGTTGGTCGGACATATCGAGCAGAATTTAGTAGTAAAGCCGGAAGCACACGGAAAATACGAGGTAATCGCAGGACACCGCCGTAGACTTGCAGCCTTGAAGTTGGTACAGGAGGGCAAAGAAGAATATAGAAAAGTGCCGTGCCTTATCAAAAAGGAATCCGACACAATCAAGGACAAGTTAAGCCTTATATTTACCAATGCAACGGCAAGACAGCTTACGGATTGGGAAAAGGTGCAGCAGGCAAAGGAATTAAAAGAAATCCTTACCGAGTACAAGAGAGCCTTGCAGGAAGAAAACAAGGATAAGCCGAAAGCGGAAAGGAAGAAAATGGGGCGTATCCGTGATATTGTGGCACAAATGCTTAATACATCAACTACGCAGATTGGAAGAATGGAAACCATTGAAAACAATTTATCACAGGAGTTTAAGAATGAATTGGAAAAAGGCAATATCAATATTTCTACCGCCCACGAACTTAGCCGACTTAATGAAGAGGGGCAGAAACAGGCTTACGAAAAATACGAGGAAAAAGGCGAATTACATATAAATGACGTGAAAGAAGAGCCAAAGCCGGAGATAACAGACGAACAGGCGGAACAGGTACAGAAAGCAATCAAGGAAGCGTTAAAGGGAGAGGTAAACCGTGCGATATTCAAGGTTAAAGGTAATGTGGCAGCAGTTGAAAAAGAATTGATTAAGCATTTTTCAAAGACATTTACAGCCAAGACCTTAGACCTCAACGGAAAAGAATTTATCTACAGATTCCAAACGGAGGGAATGGCAATACAGATTAAGGAGGATTGGAGTACATACATTATCGAATATGCCGACCTTGCGGAAATCGTTGCATTGATGATTGAAACAGAAGAATTGACCTATGATGATTCCGAAGAGGAAGCACCACAGGGACCGGCAGAGGAAGAGGATGCCGAGGAAACACAGGAAAGCAGTTTTATGAATGAGCCGGAGGAAACACAGGAGGACGAAGCGGAAAACGACAACTTACCGGGGCAACAGGATATGAGCGATTACCCGGAATATGTACCCGAACCACAGGAAAAGGGATTATCCTTTACGGAATGGATAAGTAAAAAATACGGAACAGGTCAATATAACATGATACAGAAAGAGGTAAGAAAAGTTATTATGACAGAATCCGAAAACGGAAATATCTGCCCGGCAGAATGGGAAAGTAGATTAACCAACGCCTTATCTGTATGGGTAATGGGTAAAACGGTAGAGTATCAGAAATACTTACAGGGTTAGGCGGTGCGTATGGACCGTATCGAATACAAGGAGGGCGTTATTTGGTGCGGAGAAGAAAAGGCAAGCAATCAATTATCTACATTGGTTGCCTGCCTATCTGCACAAATTGGAAAAACAGAAAAAGAAACGTGCGATTTAATAAATCAATTTATGCAATCCTTTGATTTGCTTATGGAGAAAATAAAAGACCTTGCAGAGAGGTTAAAAGATATTTTCGATATAGCAGAATCGGATATTTGCGAATCTTGCGAAGCCAAGAGGACGAAGCACGGCAGCAGTTGTATAGCAGAAATCGAAGCTACAGGAAAAGCAAGTATCAAATGGTGTGAAAAATACAGACCACCATAAAAGAAAGGATAGCATAAAATGAAGAATTGGGAAGTAGAAGCAATCTTAAAATTTTACAAAGATATTGACCTTGATATTAAGGTTACAGGCGAGTGGCTAGAGCGGTACGAAAGCGTGTATGATACCACAGGGGCAATTAACTATGACGGTATGCCACACGGAAGTAATACAAGCGATTCTACGGCTCTGCTTGCAATCGAAATAGCAGGTACAGATACCGCAGAAAGAATTAAGGAATTAAAGGACAGAATACAGGAGTTAAAGAAATTGAGAACGGAAATATCAAAAGAGATTTATTCCTTAACTCCGATTCACAAAGCTATTATATGCGGATTTTACTTACAGGGTCAAAAATGGGAACGCATAGCGGAACAGATTAGTTATTCTGTCCGGCAGAGTAAAAATATAAGGTGCGTTGCCTTAGAGGTCTTAGGCGGAAAATTAGCAAGGAATAGAAATGTATCACGAAGCAAAATTTTAAAAGAGGTTTTGCATTAAAGATTGCCCGCTATTGCCCGATTTTATGTAGTATAATACTAAGATGAAAAGCGAAGCAGGGCAGCAGGATTTTATTGTTAAATCCTGTTGCCTTTTCGTGTTATAAAAATTTGAATTTGCAAAAATGCGAAGATTCCGAAAGAACGGAAAGCCGAAAACCGGGAAAACAAACGAAAGGAGGTTTTGACTTGGCAAGGCAGAAAGACGAAAACAGGGAAAAGGCGAAGCAACTTTTTTTAGATTCAGACGGCTTAATGAAGAATACAGAAATTGCGGAAGCCTTGGGGATTGATTCGGCAAAGGTACGAAAATGGAAGTGCGTAGATAAGTGGAATGATGCACTTGAAAATAAACCCAAAAAGAGGGGCGGACAAAAAGGCAATAAAAACGCCAAGGGTCACGGGGCCCCTGTGAGAAATAAAAACGCAGAAACACACGGGGCATATTCTAAGGTGTATTTTGATGAATTATCAGAGGATGAAAAAGCCTTGATAGAATCAGTTACCCTTGATACAGGGGAAAATACATTAAGAGAATTACAAAGCCTTATAGCCAAAGAAAAAGATTTGGAAAAAAGGATAAAAGAATTAAACACAGACACCACAGGCAACCTATACACAGACAAGGTTGTAGAAATGCGTACGCCCGGAAAAGAGGGAGAGGATGCAGACCCATACGGTGCATACAATGAGGACGGCAAGGATACACCACAGGGACCGGCTCTAAGTGTGGCTATGGAAACAACTATTAAATCCTCTGCCTTTGAAAGAGCAATGAAGTTAGAGGACCAGCTTAATAAAGTACACGGCAGAATAATAAAGCTATTGGATACTATAAAGTCCTATGAGTTAGAGCAACGCCGTATCACATTGGAAGAGAAGCGGTACGCATTGATGAAGCAGAAGATAAGCGGGGAGTATGATGTAGACCCCGATACAGGAGAGATAGACGATAGCTACACAGAGGACAGCGAGGACGGCGAGGTATAGGCACAGGCACACGGCAGCAGTAGCCACGCCACACACCGCCACACGCTCACACACGCACGCACAGGCAGGCACACACCACACACGCACGCACAGGCGGACACAGGCACACGCCACGGACGGCGAGGGTGCGTAGGTACTGTAAGCCGTCTGAACGGCGTGAGGGTGCCGTGACCCCAAACGCTTCCTAGATTCGAGGTCGAAAAAACGACTTCCAAAAATCCGCAAAATTTTTTAAGGGGGTAGGATTTTGAAACTCTATGATAAAAATGCGGTCGCAAAATTCTTAGATATGACCCCTAAAAATGTGGAGAGGTTGACACAGAAAGGAATTTTGCAGACAAAGCAAGGAAACCTGTACGCCTTGGCGGAAACCAACAGGGCATACATAAAATATTTGAGGGACCGTAACCCGGAATCACAGGAAGCGGTAGACCTCAACGAAGAGCGAGCAAAGCTAACCAAAACAAAAAGACTTAATGAAGAGTTAGACCTTGCGGTAAAGAAAGGAGAATTGCACAAGTCAGAGGATATAGAAAAAGTAATGACAGCTATGTTAATCAATTTCAAGAGCCGATTAAGTGCCATTCCGGCAGAGGAAGCGGACAAGTTGGCAGCAATGACGGATAAAGCAAAGATTTTTCTGTATCTGAATGACAAAATAAAAGAAGCACTTAACGAGTTATCCGATTTTGAGGGTATGTTTAAGGAGGAAATAAAAGAAGATGAAGAGGGAAACGATTGACCTTTTCAACAGAATATTTAAGGTCTTAGAACCACCGCCCGACTTGACATTATCACAATGGGCGGACAGATACCGCCGTTTGTCCTCTGAATCGGGTAGCAAAGGCGGTAAGTGGAATACAGAAAAAGCACCTTGGCAGCGGGAGATTATGGATGCAATAACGGATATATCTGTTGAAAAAGTTGTGGTTATGAGTGCTGCACAAATGGGAAAAACGGATGCTTTTTTGCTTAATACAATAGGCTATTATATGCACTACGACCCATGCACCATATTGTGTATGCAGCCGACCTTATCCCTTGCGGAAACAATGAGCAAAGACAGGCTTATGCCAATGGTACGAGATACCCCGGCATTAAGGGATAAGATAAATGAGAAAAGCCGAACTGCAGGAAACACAATCTTTAAAAAGGCGTTTCCGGGCGGACGTATCACAATGACAGGTGCAAACTCTCCAACGGAATTAAGAAGCCGACCGATTCGTATATTATTGGCGGACGAGATAGATGCTTACCCACCAACAGCAGGAGCAGAGGGGGACCCTCTGATACTTGCGGGGAAACGACTTAC